CATAAGTTTAACTGCTTTATATCCTAAAATTAAATCATTTTTTCCTTCAAAAAGATTATCTTTTTTTAAGGCTTTTGCAATTTTATAAGTAATCGGTTTCATTTCAACTTCTAAGATATTTGTTTTGATCTCGAAACTTTTGATAATACAAACAAAAATATTGCTTTACAAATAGTTTCTGGTCGTGAGGGTATAAGTTTAAAAAATGCAGATTATTTAATTTATTTAACACCTGATTTTTCGGCTACTTCTTATTGGCAATCACGCGATAGATTAACGACAATGGACAGAAAAGAAAACAACGTCTTTTGGATAGTTGCAAAAGGTGGTATTGAAAATTATATTTACAAAACAATAAGCAACAAAAATAATTTTACTAAATCATATTTTACTAAATATTTAAAATCATGTTAGAAAATAAAATACAAACTAAAATTAAAAAAAAACTTGAAAAAGAAGGATGGGAAGTAATTAAATTAATTAAAACATCAATGATAGGTATTCCTGATTTAATGGCTTTAAAAGATGGTAAAGTTAAGTTTATTGAAGTAAAACAAACTATTGGTATATTGTCTGAAATACAAAAATTAAGAATTAAACAATTAAAAAATAAAGGTTTTGAAGTATTAGTTTGGACTGATTTTGAAACTGAATTTAAACAAATTATATTATGACACCAAAACAAAAATTAAGATCCATCGAAAAAAAAATGGAACGATTACAAAGTAATAGTCCAATAGTTTTAAAAGATGCAAGTAGGTATTTTTTAGATATTGAAAGATACCATAAATTGGAACGAGAACACTTTTTTTTAAAATTTGAATTAGAACATTGTAATACTTGTGGTAAAAAATTATGATAATCTGTAAACACTGCCAACTCTCATGCAAAAAAGGTTCGCTACCTAAATGCGATAAATACCAAAGCAAAGCAAATAGGCCAGAACAATTAAAAATAGAAATTCGGGAGGCATTTCAAAAAGGTGATTATGAAAAAGGTAAAAAATTACAAGAGGAGTTATTTAATATTGGTTTTTAATTTGTAAATTTGAAAAATCAATATTAATTTCAAGATGGAAGAAAAATCTCACGGAGGCGCAAGAAAAGGAGCTGGAGCAAAAAGAAAAGCAGATATTGAAAAAGCTAACGAAGTCTTTTTATCAATGATTAAAGCCGTTCATGATGTTGAAACAGATGAAGAAGCGAAACAAGAATTAGCAAAGACACTTTATTCTTTTGAGCGTGGACAAATGTTTATAGCTGAACATATTTTCGGAAAACCAAAAGAAACGATTGAAAATATAAACATCGATGCTGGTAAACTTACAGATGAAGAAATTAAAAAGATAAATGACAATATCGAGAAATCTTACTAATGAAGAAAAGGTATTAAAAGTAAAATGTGATAATTCACTTTTATTTTTTACACGATATATTTATAAAGAGAATCACAGGCGCAATTTTATAGTTGCGCCTCATTTAGTTAAAATAACTAAGGCTTTAGAAGATGTTGTAAATGGAAAAACTAAAAGATTAGTTATAAATATACCTCCTCGTTACGGTAAAACAGAATTGGCTGTAAAATGCTTTATTGCATGGGCTTTAGCTAAAAACCCATCTTCAAAATTCATACACTTGTCTTATTCGGATGATTTAGCACTTGACAACAGTTCCCAAACAAAAGAATATATTGAAAGCGAAAGTTTCCAAAAGTTTTATCCTATGGAGTTAAAAAAAGACGCTCAAGGTAAAAAGAAATGGTTTAATAAAGATGGTGGAGGTGTTTATGCTACTGCAAGCGGTGGAGCTATTACTGGTTTCGGAGCTGGTGTAGCTGAAAGTAAAATGTTTAGCGGTGCTATTATAATTGATGACCCGTTAAAGCCAGATGACGCTTCAAGCGAAGTGAAAAGAAATTCAGTAAATGAAAGATATAATAGCACAATCAGGTCACGTGTAAACGATAGGGATACGCCTATAATTGTAATCATGCAAAGATTACACGAAGATGATTTAAGCGGTTTTTTATTGGGTGGTGGTAGCGGTGAGGAATGGACTCATCTATGTTTGCCAGCTTTAGATGAAAATAATAATCCTTTGTGGGAAGATAAGCATTCTTTTAACGAATTAGAGCAAATAAGACAGGCAAATAGATACAACTTCTCAGGTCAATATATGCAGCAACCTTCGCCAGAAGAAGGCGGTGAGTGGCGTAAAGAATGGTTTACTATTGTGGATAAATCAGAAGTGCCATTGCAGGCTTTAAAGTGGGAGCTTATTATAGATGGTGCATACACTAAGAATACAGCAAACGACCCCTCAGGATTTCAAATTGGTGCTAAGTGGAATAATAACTATGTAATACTAAGCAGTATTGATAAGTACTTAGAAATGCCAGAGTTATTAAAATTTATACCTAACTTTATAAGTGCTTCAGGTGTTAACGTTTCAATGACTTTGGTAGAGCCGAAAGCGTCTGGTAAATCTATTAAGCAAATGATTTATAATGAAACAAAATTAAATATTGCTGAAATAAAATCTAATTTCGTAAATCAGAGCAAAATAGAAAATGCAAGAGCTTGCTCTCCTTATATTGAAAGCGGGCGAGTGCTATTAATAAAAGGTGCTTGGAATGAATCATTTTTGCATCAAGTGGGTATGTTTCCGAATGCTAAACATGACGAACATATCGATTTAACTTGTTACGGTATAGAGCGTAATTTAATGAATGAAACATTTTTTACATTTTAATAAAAATAAATTTATATCTTTGAATAAAATTCACTATAATGGCTAAAAATAGAATACAGATAGCGTGGGATGTTTTAACTAATCCAAATAGAAATCTATTTAATGAAACGATATATAAAACAGTTGGAGGTTTAACACAATCTTATAACCCTACTTTAGAAACGTTAATGTTAAAAGGCTACGGTGAAAATCCTGATGTAAACGCTATTATAAATCAAATGGCATCTAAGACCACCAGCGTTCCTTTTTGCGTTAAAAAAATAGAAGATGAAGATTCTTTAAAGAAAATAAAAAGATATCCTGTAAACGTTACTTTTCAACAAAAAAAAGAAATTAAAAAATTACAGTTAAAGGCATACGAAACTGATACGGAAATGCCTATGCCGTTAGAAAGACCAAATCCAAACCAATCATGGAAGGATATTTTATTTTTATACAAGGTATATTTAAAGGTTTGCGGTAATGTTTATCTGTATAAAATGTTCCCTACTGATGGAATGAATTCAGGACAACCGATGCAATTATATATTTTGCCCTCACATTGGATGCAAATAGTGTTAAAACAAAACGCTTCTACTTTAACTATTGAAAATCCTATTGATTATTATATTTTAGAGCAAGGGAATCAATTAGTAAAATTCAAAGCTGAGAATATAATTCATATAAAAAGAGCGAACCCGTTCTTTAATCAAAACGGTTCGCATTTATACGGATTAAGCGAGTTGATGTCTGCAATTAGAAACATAGCAAGTTCAAACAATGCTATTGATAATAACGGAAAAACAATGCTTAATAGTGGGGTTTATGGGTTTATTCATGCAGGCGAAGGAGCTACACCGTTAACAGCGGAACAGGCTGAATCACTAAAAGAGCGTTTAGTTGAAATGGATAATTCAAGCGATAAACTTTCTAATATTGCTGGTGCATCTGGTAAATTAGGATTTACGAGAATATCACTAACAACAGACGAATTAAAACCTTTTGATTATTTAAGTTATGACAGACGTACTCTTGCTAATTGTTTGAATTGGAATGTTGAATTATTAAATGAAGAAAGAAGCGGTAACGGTTTTGGAGTTGATACTCTAATCGAAGCGAGAAAAAGAGTAATAACTGATAACATTAAACCTGATTTAGATTTATTTGCTGAATCATTTAATCCTGAATTTATACAAAAATTTAAAGGATATGAAAAAGCGGAAATAGATTGGGATATATCGGAACTTCCTGAAATGCAAACTGATATGAAGACAATGTCTGAGTGGATTAATTCAGTACCGTTAACATTAAACGAACGTAGGGAAGTATTCAACTATGAAGAAATAGATGACGAAATGATGAACGAAATATATTTACCTAATAATTTGATAAATATAAACGACCCGAGTTTAAACGATATGTTAAATAATGGATAAGCTAAGACAAAGGCAAGAGATAAAAGCGTATAGGATTATACAAAAGCATATTAAAGCTATATTAAACAATATACCTATAAACAATGCTTCCGTTAATACATACGTTTATTTATTTGAAGCTAATATAACACATGAGCAAGTTTATTCGATGTTTAAAGAACTATATTCTGTTATTGGTATAGATGTAGCAAAAAGAGTTAAAAGAACCTTAGAACGCACTAAAAAAGATAATATTTTATTTAATGATGTATTATTAAACGAAATTTTACTATTTTTGTCTAATGAGGGTGGTATAAAAATAACATCCGTTAGAAATACGTTAATTGAAGATTTAGTGAAAGCAGTACAATTAGAATTATCTAAACAAGGTACTTTAT